GAATGCTCAGTGCCTATCCAGCAGTACATAGCAGTGAATGGGCCTGGATCAGTTCTGGCGAAGATGTTGTAATTCATAATGATGGTACTATATTGGATTTGGCCGTAAATCTAAGAATAGTTATTGACAGAATACGTCTAAAAACATATAATAAAATTAATAACCTTGAAGGAGTTATGTAATGAAAATTAGTAAAGATACCATAAACATTTTGAAGAATTTTGCTACCATTAGCAATAATCTTCGAATCTACCCAGGAAACGAACTAGCCACACTTAGTCCGCAGCAAAATATTTTTGCTCGGGTGACTGTAGCCGAACAGTTTCCAACTGATGTCTGTATCTATGAGTTGAATAGTTTTTTAGATCTACTAAGCTACATGGAAAATCAGGATGTTGAATTTGGCGAAAAGAGTTTAACCATTACAAATAATGGCAGTACTTTTGAATATCGCTATGCAGATCCTAGTGTGATTATTTCACCGCCAGCAGGCAAGAGTATTGATTTAGATACATTTTATCAGTTTACTTTAAGCGAGGCTGATGTTAATTTGATCAGCAAAGCCATAGGTATTACTGCCGCAGATCATGTAGTGTTCGAAGGTAAAAATGGCCAGGCAACACTAACCATTGTCAATGACAAAAAAGGCATGGGACAGAGCAAAGTAATTGGTCAGACAGATCTAACCTTTAAGGCGCTGTTAAATGTTGGCACATTCCAGGTTATTCCCAGCACATATACAGTGACTCTGAGTAAACTAAAATTCCTGCACTTTAAATCAGAAAACACACAGATCCCTCAGTACTGGTTGGCTCTTGATCCAGAATCTAAAGTTTAATTCAGGAGTTATATTATGGAAGCAAATCGTGAACAGTTTCTCTGGGTAGAGAAGTACAGACCGCATCGCATTGACGATTGCATACTACCCGAGGACATGAAGACAACATTCAAGCAGTTTGTTGTCAAGGGTGAAATTCCCAACATGTTATTAAGTGGTGGTGCCGGCATGGGCAAGACTACCATAGCTCGGGCTCTGTGTGAAGAACTAGATTGTGATTATATCATTGTCAATGCTTCCATGGATCGTAATATCGACACCCTGAAGAATGAAATCAAAGGCTTCGCATCCACAGTCAGTTTTAAAGGCAAGACCAAGGTGGTGATTTTAGATGAAGCCGATTATCTAAATCCAACTAGTACTCAGCCCGCACTGCGTGGTTTTATCGAAGAGTTCAGTAAAAATTGTCGTTTCATCTTTACCTGTAATTACAAGAATAAAATCATTCCAGCTTTGCATAGTCGAACTACAGTCATAGAATTTAAACTGGCACGAGCAGATCGTCCAGCCCTGGCTGGTCAGTTCTTTAAACGAGCACAGGAAATATTAACAGCTGAATCTGTTACAGTTACAGATCCTAAGATTTTAGTTAAACTAATTGAACGACATTTTCCAGATTATAGACGTTGTCTGAATGAACTGCAAAGATACGCAGCATCTGGAACCATTGACGACGGCATCCTGGTCAATCTGGCTGACATCAATACCAAAGAGCTGGTCGATGCTTTACAGGCCAAGGACTGGAAGAAAATGCGCCAATGGGTAGTAAATAACATTGACTCAGATCCCAATACCATATTTCGTAAACTTTATGATACATTGTCTGATCAGGTTGAGACAGTTCCACAGCTTATACTGTTGTTGGCTGACTATCAATACAAGGCGGCCTTTGTGGCCGATGCTGAAATTAATCTGGTAGCATGCCTGACTGAAATCATGGCAGCTGTAAAGTTTAAATAATGCTGGGCAATTTGCTGGGTGTAGAAGCCCCTAGACAAATTGAGGATATCGATACTAAAAGACCCAGAGTTAGTCCCTGGGATATTATTGATGCCATCAATACTCATAACACTGAACTGGTCACAGAAGACAACGAGGCTCAGTGTAAAAAAGAAGCCTATTATGTATTCAGAGCTCTGAGCATGGGAGCTGATACTGTAATTTTAGCCAATGAAATGAATGCTCGTTACCATCTGGACTTTCAACTCCAATTCGATTTTCTTATAAATACTATTAGACCACGCAAAAGATATAACAAGTGGTTAAAACCCGAGACGATTGATGTGTTAAAAGATGTATGCGAATACTATGGATATAGCATGGCCAAGGCCCGCCAGGTATTACCTCTACTAACACTGGATCAATTGTTGTTGATTAAGCAAAGATTGAACAAAGGTGGAACATAATGATCCAAGATTTTTTTAATCTGGACCTACCATTCGAATATACTCCCTTGGAAGTCAACCTGGCTCAGCCTGATGACTTTTTAAAAGTACGCGAAACGCTAACACGCATTGGTGTAGCCAGTCGCAGAGATAATACACTGTATCAAAGTTGCCATATCTTGCACAAGCAAGGGCATTACTTCATAGTGCATTTTAAAGAGCTTTTTGCTCTGGATGGTAAAACTACGGATTTAAGTAAAAATGACATACAGAGACGCAACAGCATAGCTAAACTGCTGGCTGATTGGGGATTATTGGTCATATTAAACGCACAACAATATACTGATCAGGCACCACTGAGCCAGATTAAAATACTAAACTTCGATGAGAAAAATCAGTGGAATCTGCAGACCAAATATAACATTGGTAAGAAACGTAACGTCAAGGAGACATATAATGATTAAATTAGAACTAAGTATTAATGAAGTAAATGCCATTTTATTGGCTCTGGCAAAATTGCCATTTGAAACCGTAGCTCCTCTGATTGAAAATATTCGTAATCAGAGTTTGCCTCAGGTCCCTGAAGATCAACGCGTTGATGATAAACGTGAAAAACTACAGGAAGATTTATTAAAAGCCGTTAACGAAGCTGAAACAGTAACACCCGAATAGATATATACTAGGTCCTGGGCAAGACTTTAAATTGCCTGGTTATGCCGAAAGGATAACCAATTTTATTAACTCGCTTAATCAAGGAGAAACATCATGACAGGTTTGTCACAAATTGCCTTTGGTCCAGGCTTCAAGGACTTTGAAAAATTTTTCGTGGGATTTGATGATCACATTCAACATCTTAACGAATTAGCCAATGCAGTAACACGTAATTCAGCTGGATATCCCCCATACAATATTACTAAAACCGGCGAGCTCAGCTATGCTATTCAACTGGCTGTTGCAGGTTTTGAAGAAAAAGATATCGAAATTGAATATGCCGAAAACAAATTAACCGTCAAAGGTAATATTTTGGCCAACTCTCAAGCACAGGATATCATCCTTATCCATCAGGGTATAGCTAACCGAGACTTCACCAGAACTTTTGCTTTGAATGACGAAGTAGAAGTACGTGGAGCCGAACTTCGTAATGGACTTTTAACCATTGCTCTGGAACGTATTATTCCAGAACACAAGAAACCTAAAAAAATTAGCATTGGTACTGTTCCAACCACCAAGGCTCAGAAAAAAGAATTACTAACCGAGAAGGAAGCAAAATGAAAAAACTAACCCTGGCAGTACTTTTAGCATTATCAGCAACAGCCAACGCTGCTGATAATTTTGGTCATATTCAATTAGTTCACCGTGGTACTGTTGGTGACAATGCTGGCGATCCTAACCGACATGGACTTAATATCACACTGGGACATAAATTAGCCAATAATTTTGGCCTGGACTTTTCTGGTCAACAGCGTCAGGAAAATGGTTCTAATGGAACTGATACAACCAGGTTAGAAATTGGTGCTACACCACAGAATGAAAAGTTTTATATTCGTACTGCTCTGGGTGTAAAATCCTCGGGTGATAGTGATCTTTATTACAGCATTGAACCTGGATTACGTTGGACCCTGGCTCCTAAGCTTACAGCAAAGACAGCCTATAGATATCGCGATGCATTTAGTAATGTGAATGATCAAACACATACTGCCAGACTGGGTCTTGAATATGCTGTTACAGATACACAGGCTGTTACAGCAGGCTACGATCGCAGTTTTGGTGACAGTGAGTTTAATGGTCTTTCCCTAGGTTATGCTATAAAATATTAATACAACAAGGGGGTTTCGGCCCCCTACTTTATGGAGTTAGTATGAACATTAAATTGATTCGATTACAAACCGGTGAAGATATTATTGGTGATGTCGTCAAAGAGGGTGCAGCCCTTACCTTAGAAAATCCCTGCATGGTCTATGTCAGACCAAACTCAACTAATACTGGCGCCAGCGTGGGCCTAACGCGTTGGATGCCCTATGCTGAAGCCAAGACCTTTACCATTGATACAAAATGGGTAGTCATTATTACTGATCCAGCAACTGATCTTAAAAATGAATACAACAAAGCATTTGGTTCGGGCATTGTAGTACCACCAACCAGCATTCAGGTAGCCAACTAGACTTGACAGCAAGCCAGATTTATACTATAATCTAGTATACTGGAGAGCTGGCCGAGTGGTCGAAGGCACTTCCCTGCTAAGGAAGCATACGGGCTTAAACCTGTATCGAGGGTTCGAATCCCTCGCTCTCCGCCAATTATCTGGGCCTATAGCTCAGTTGGTTAGAGCAGAGGACTCATAATCCTTTGGTCCCTGGTTCGAGTCCAGGTGGGCCCACCAAGTTTTTAAACATATAAATATAGGACTATGGCACAAAAAATAATTAAAAAACCCAGCAGAAATAACCTCAACGGCAGCACCGTTTTGGTTGGCGACGCTCCATTCGAAACAGCATTTCGTAAATTCCGCAAAAAGATCGATGATTCAGGACTGCTGCGTGAACTACGAGATCGTGAACACTATATCAAGCCCACTACCTCCCGCAAGCAAAAGAAGGCAGCTGCTGTCAAACGCTGGGAACGTGAAGTAAGTAAAACCAAACTACCACCGAAATTATACTAACATGGCAACCAAAAACGACATCACTGGTGACTTAATCAAAAGTAAAACCAGCAACGAAACCTTTGATAAAAACTTTGATCAGATAGACTGGAGTGTTAAAATGGAAAAGCTCGAAGAAGTCATCAAGGAACACGAAGAGTTATTAAAAGATCTAAAAGATTGACAGCAACACAGAAGTATCATATAATATTATTTTGATGAGGAGTTTAAATGAACTATTATAATCATGTTATGCTAGGTGAACCTAAAGACAATCCCCGTGTAGATGTTCAAAAAGCAGTTCGATTGTGGAATCAAGAACAATATAAAATGATCATGGTGGCTGCTGCTCGAGCCCGTGAAATCGAACGTAAACACACCATAGCCGAAAAAGATTCTGGTCGCATCATCAATACAGCCTACAAGCCCATAAATGCCGCACTGAAAGAAATCATTGACGGCGTTTTAACACCCCAAGGATCTAAATAATGGCACAACCAGGCAATAAACTTGTACATAAAAGCAAACGTCATAATAATCCCATGAACTACAAGAGTGGTAAACCTAGACTCCGTACACTTAATACAGCACAACTAACTGCATTAGTGGAAAAAACTCAGGTTAAGAAAGAAAAATCTAAAATTGAGCGAGAAATCGCCAGGAGAGTATAATGTCATCACATGACCAAATCGTAGAACAAGTAGCAGTATATGTAGCAGAAAATGAAAAGTTTGAAACCAAAGGTGTAAAAGCTTCAGCAGCTCGTGCTCGTAAAGCACTGGGTGAAATTGGTAAACTAGTTCGTGCGCGTCGTAAAGAAATTCAAGAAAAGAAAACGGCAGCTGCATAATGGATAAGGCCCAGGTGGCGAAATTGGTAGACGCACCAGTTTCAGGTACTGGCGACGCAAGTCATGGAGGTTCGAGTCCTCTCTTGGGCACCAATGATCAGTTATATAAATGGATCATGAGCATTATCTTTTTGGGTAGTGCTCTCCTTTTAAGCAGTAATTTTGAATATTCCAAAATAGGATTCATGTCCTTCTTTGCAGGCCACCTCATAGGACTCTATGTATTTCGCCGAGATCCTGCCATGTTCTGGCACAATATTATTTTTAGTTTCATAGATCTCTGGGGCATCTATCGCTGGTGGTTATGCTGATATAAATAAGCATATGGACCAGATAACCATAGAGCAGTCTGCAGCAGATAAAATTACAGAGTTGTTGGCCGAAGAAAGCAACCCTGAATTAAAACTTCGCATGTTTGTACAGGGCGGAGGATGTTCAGGATTTCAGTATGGCTTTACCTTTGACGAACAGCAGAATGACGATGATTTTGTCATAGAACAGCTGGGGGTGACAGTACTGGTTGATGCCCTGAGCATGCAGTATGTACAGGGGTCAGTGGTAGCCTATACCAAAAGTCTCATGGGCGAACAATTCGAAATAAAAAATCCTCAGGCCACCAGCAAGTGTGGATGTGGATCATCATTCGGAGCATAACATGGCATATTCAGACAAAGTCCTGGATCATTATGAAAATCCCCGCAATGTAGGCGTACTGGATAAAACCAGTCTGGACGTAGGCACTGGCATGGTGGGTGCACCGGCCTGTGGTGATGTAATGAAACTACAGATTGAAGTGCATGAAGGAGTCATAACAGATGCAAAATTTAAGACCTATGGTTGTGGGTCTGCTATTGCTAGCTCTAGTCTTGTCACCGAGTGGCTCAAGGGCAAGACGCTGGCTCAGGCACAGACCATCAAGAACTCTGATATCGCAACTGAACTTGCATTACCCCCAGTCAAAATACACTGCTCAGTGCTTGCAGAAGATGCGATCAAATCAGCCATAGCAGACTATACCAGCAAACATGCAGCACTATAAAACCATTTGCATCAGCGATACCCACCTGGGATCTAAAGATGCCAAGGCCGACCTGCTCAACAATTTCCTTAAAAATCATACTTGTGATAACTTATTTCTCATAGGTGACATCATAGATGGTTGGAAGATTCAGCAGAATCGTTGGCGTTGGAAGCAAAGTCATACCAATGTAATTAGACGCATACTGGGTTATGCTAAACGTGGAACAAAAGTTACCTATGTAACTGGTAACCACGATGAGTTTATTAGACCATTTGTGAATCAATTTGCCCTGGGTAGCATAGTCATCTGTAACCAGGCTGAATACCGCGACACTGATGGCAATTTATTCTTGATCACACATGGTGATATGTTCGATGGTATTACCAGAATTGGTAAATGGCTGGGGTTTCTGGGTGACACAGCCTATGATGTTGTACTTTGGATCAACACCAAGTTTAATTACATAAGACATCGCCTGGGGTTTGGATACTGGAGTCTCAGCAAATATCTAAAACACAAAGTTAAAAAGGCCATAGATTTTGTGTTTAAATTTGACCC